ACCATCTGCAAAGATAGAGTCAAACATGGGTGGGGTGGGTTCCTTTGATACTATTATAATACATGAAAAAAACGCCCTTGTCAAGGGCGCTGCTCCAGTTCGTTGACTGTCACATGAGGTTGATCATACCATCGGCAAACTCATCAGCGAGTTCAGGGAAGCACAACCAACTAGGATTTACAGCATCACAATCTTCAAACATTGCTTTATAACCTCGACCCATATCTTTGATCACTGCGTAAACCTTTTCTCTGAATTGTTCACGTCGTGCTTGTGCATTTTCTGGAGTCAGTTTTGAGTTAATATCTGTTGCAAATGCAACGACAATGGGGGCATTACTTCTTTGCGTCAAGAGACAAATGTCATGGGCAACAATAACAGCGTTTCGTGCAATTGCTTGAGTGAGAATAACTCGCACACCTTTTTTAGTAAGATAATCTAGATTATCACCAGAATCTTCAATCCAGTCAATCTTATGTTCTGAAATATAGTTCTTCATCTCGGCAGAAGAATATTGCTTACGATCAACAGTAACATCAGGATCATGTTGAATGATACGAAGAACAGCATTAACACTTCTCCGATCATAATTATAAGACTTAATCTCTTCAATCAAGATACTATTGACCTCACACTCTTCTACATTGTTAATCTTCGCGAATAACTCAGAGTTTGGATTCTTATATGAACGAAGAATTGCCGCAGCAGTATCACGATCAGTTCGCGATTTTGCACTATACTTACTACGATTTAATTCAGCACAAGCAAATTTATAGATGTCATCAATATTCATATCTACCAACCAACTGATGATATTTTCTTGATTGGCATCAGCAGCAGCACGATATCGATGAGTTCCATCAAGAATGCCCCAAATAACTTTAATACCTTGATTGTTTACATATTGATACTCTTTAGGCAGACGAAACAGAACTATCGTGTTAGCAGCAGTATTCCAATCAGTGTTGAAAATGTCATTGAGAATTGCATCTTTGTGTCCAATATCAATGTTATGATCTGCACGAACTTGAAACCCCTTAGGTAATACTTCACCAGTCTTATTGTTGGTGATTTCTTTACCAGCAGGATGCACAGTGCGAATGTCAACCAACTGTAGTTGATTGTCAATCATTGCTCCCTTATATTTTACAATAATTTTACTAATATCTTGCTTACAATCCTCACGACAACGATTCAACATATCGCTATTGAATAGCAGGTTCTCATTGATAACGTGCTGCTCATCTTGCACACCGAAGATCTCATCGAGAGTGCTGTAGTCTTGGATCATGTTAGGAGTTGTCATTTGATTAGATTGATTGGATTAGTTAGATTGATTAGATTTACATTGGGATTACGTCCCAACCTTGACCCTCTGGCACCACATTTTCAATAACATGTTGCACAGAATCAAGACCGAAGACGATTACTTGTTGTTGTGAATAGAATCCATTTTTTGATTTGGGTCTAGTCCAACAAACTTTGTAACGATTGTTGCTGTTCATTCAATCTCTGCAAGAACATCGTAGATTGCATCTTGTTCAGTGCCAATCACTGAGGAAATCCATTCATCTTCTTGTACTTGAACCTGATCATTTTCGTCCCAAGAAACTTGGAAATCTTCATCGTACATACTGACCGAATCCATTGTTTTGTGAAGTGATTGCTGATTGTTTCCAGTCTTTCAACTGGCGACGTTTTGTCTTGAGTTTGTGTAGTTCTTCGTCAGAATACCTGACTTCTCCATTTTCACCTTTCTTGATGACTTTGTTCAATAGGCGGATTTCTTTCTCCAACATGATTAGTATAGCGTATAGGGGAGCGGTGTGAAGGGGTCTTGTGTAGGTTTGTCAACCGTCACATGATGAGTTTTTTAGTGGGAGTTACAATTCGATTGAACATATTATTATATTGTTCCTCCAAGTCAGGAGAAAGTTTTGTAATAAACATCACAAATGATTTAGCAATAGTAACATCACTTTCATTTGGATCTTGTAATGGTGCGAATGGAACAAATCCAAGTTGTGTGCCTTCTTGATTAGCAGGAATGGCAACAATAGCATCACTAATGGTGATACTATCAGCAGTCTCTTCAGTCAAATCAGCAACAACATTTTCGCCACTAATAAAACGAATAAATTTCACGGTCATTTGTATAATTCTGCTAGGTGTAATTTGTCTACGATGTCTTGAAGTTCTTTCATTTTATCAAGATAGATGTCTTCAGAGATTAGTTTATCACGATAAAATCTTTTTTGCAAGTCAGAAACATACAAAATTAATGCGTTCTTAACAATCATCTTTTCATCCTTATCGAGGATTGCTGAATGAAGACCAATCACAGTTCATCTCTTCGTATGGTTTTCAGATAGTCAAGAACATATGAACGAATATACATTAGTTCATGAAAACATTCTTGATTGTGAGCACATTGTCTCAACTTAGGGTCGGGTTTCAATACAGACTCTAGAAAAAGATCTAGACCACGATTGAATTTTACATCTTGAGATTCTTTGTCAAAGGTCATCTGATTTAGCATTGAAGGGTGTAATAAATTGAATCTCTAATACCATCCACTATCATCATCACTTTGTCTAAATTTTCTCTTTTTGTTACCTTTTTGAAAGTCATCGTCATAGTTGCTATCATCACCCCATGATCGATTAGTTCCACCTTTTGCACGTTTGTCTCGGATAGATTTGCCAGGAGAATAGTAACCTCGTTCGCTACCACCACGCCGAAAAGTCTTGCCCATTGTTAATGTAGGAATGCTAATAAACTACTAATATATGTATTAAGATTTAGTTGTCAACATCACGGTAAAGTGAAGTGAGGTCGTCATTTTCTGGAAGACGGTATACTTGAGTGCGAAGTTCTTCAAAACAATACCCAACGCCTTTCAAAAAGTCTTCTGTTTTATCAACAACATCATTCAACATCGTTGCTTCAAATTCTTTAGTTGTTACAGTCTGGTCCTCATCGGTACAGATGAGAGTGAATTGAGGCATGATTGTCCTTTGGATACCTGCATATTATAGCATAAAAAAAGGGGGTGCAACACCCCCTGTGACACTTATTTGAACTGGCACATCAATAGATAAACTGAGGGTTATCCGAGTACCCCATTAAATATACCAACTCCTGAGGTCTGCTAGCACCATTAGTCCAACCTCCACCACCTTGTCCCGAAGAAGACATTCTTTGGGAACTTGAATTAGAGTGGAAGTCAGCACCCCAGATACTCCACATTGTTTGTGGTGGGTTATTACCTCGCCAAGAATCCATCTTACCATTGGATAGGTTACCATCATAGGCAACTAATGCTTGAGAGTCATCATCTGAGTCATGGTTAATACCCCAGACCATAAATTTATTGGCAACAGAACCATTATTACAACGATAGTTTGAACTACCTGTATAACGGTTTCCTGTTGTTGGGTGACCAGAACCAACAATACCAGTGGCGGGATTGCCTTGGTTATAGTTTTGTCCTGCTCTATTGCCTTGACTATTAGCAACGTCAATACTTCTCAGGATTTGATACATACTCTGAGATCCTGAAGGATAGGAAGTTGCTTGCCATCCAACATAATAACTATGACTTGAAACATTAGTATGATTACCATTACCACTAACTAGGGCATAGTAATTAAAATTTCTTACAGAAAAATAGTTGTGATAGACACCAGTTCCTTGTCCAAAAGTAATTTTATTTCGTGCTCCTGTACTATCGATAGTAGCACTGCCAAAATTACCACCGCCAATATATCCAAAACTGTTATTATTAAGTTGACTACTCTTACTTTGATTAGTTGCCATCAAAATATACCATGGTCCTGGAGGTCCAGTAGGTGCAGCAACTCCAGGTTTTCCGTAACCCACACCTCTCATTTTGTTTCCCCCTGAGGAGAATGTAGAAAAAATTGGCATTGTTTATTCTCCGTTCAATTAATTACTACAGTATGTTTGATTTCCAAAAACGAGGAAAGAATTACTACCATTTTTAATGATACTAAATTGATATATGTCATAACCATCATCACCACCGTTATCATCAGGTGCTTCACCATCTAACCACTCAACAGTTCTACCACTACCATCAATATTAACTGCTGATATATAACCACTTGACCCACCATTTTGAGAGATTAACGTAACTAAACATACTTGATTAGTTGCCATTAAACTATCTAATGTTGTACTAGAATTTCCTCTAATGTTAGGGGTCCAATTGCCAGTGTTGGCACTTGTATACAAATGTATATTAGACAGTAACACATCAACACTAGTATTACCATTAGAACTCCCACTGATAGTATTAAACTTCTCAGTAATGGGAGCAGTGTTAATATTTAACCCATCATCACCATTAACATCAAGAGTAGCGTTCGGGATGCTAGCATTGACACCAACTCTGTCATTTACAGAATCGACATATAATGTGTTAGTATCTATAGCAACATTTCCCGTACTCTGAAGATCGATACCAGAACCAGATCCAGAGGAATGTCGTAGAGAGTCTACATTTAATTGAGACATTTTCTATTTTCCTAGTATAAGTCTATTTATAAAGATCAAGTTGATACGCTAAATCCGATGTGAGTGATTTCCTCAGTATCATATGCACTTCTCTTTCCATTTCCACTAGTGGCAGTGCTACCAGCATTCCACCAGTTAGAGTTCTGATGAGAATATGCACCATCTCTTTGTCCAGCAGGATGTTGATATAATAATATCCATCCACTATTCTCACTAAATCCCCAAAGTCTACAGGTTCTTACACCGTTAGCACCACCACCAGACGATGTATTTTCTCCTCCAAAGTATCTACCATTGGTATTATTCTGATAGTATCCATCATAGTCACCGTTATTGTTTGGACCAAAGTCAATAACTGCCCAGTCATTGCCATCAGAGGATCCATCACCAGCAATAAACTTCACACCACCATTACTATTGAAGTAGGAAATATTAGAAAGAGGTTCTGATACAATAGCGATTCTTCCAGAATAACCATTCTGCCAATTACTATTGTTATTGTTACTAGAGTTCTGGTTTATACCGAAACTAGTAATATAGTTGAGGAATGTTCTGGGTCCACTAGGCATGTTGACGTAAGCAATAGAACCAGGACTTCCAACTGCTTGAATTGCAGCAACATCAGTAACGTCGAAGGAAGAACCCGCGTTCTGAGAATTTTGAGAAGCAATAACAATATAATCAGTGCTACCAGTTCCAGTTCTTAAAATTTGGAAATAATATGAATCATAAGTATAATCCTCCCCTCCAGTTGCTTCGGGTTCACTTCCACCTGCCCATTCTACAGTTTGAGTAACCCCATCAATTTTTACACCAAGACAATAAAATGTATCTGTATTAACAGCAGCAACAATAGTAAATCCAATTGTTTGTCCTACTGGAATTTGAGATGCGAAAGTTTCCGATCCATTATATCTAAAATTAGGTGTCCAACTTGCAGTTGCAGTATTCCAAATATATGCTTGTGCTACTTGAATATCATGATTGGTATCTCCAGAAATTCCTGTTCCTGTGATATTTATTTTCTCTCTGATAAATCCACAATTCAGAGAAATTCCACGAGTTCCACTAATATCTAAACTTCTAGTTGGAGTGGGAACATTAATACCAACTCTATCATTTGCTGCATCAATATAAACATCGGAATTAACATCAACATTACCACTTGCTGCAATGTCAATGGTTGCATCACCTTTTGAAATGATTTTATCTGTATTTACTTGTGACATAATTGATGATCAATCTAAAATAAGTAACTTGCCATTAGTCTCAACGGTAAGTGTTACACCAGATGCAACAGTTAACGGACCCACACAAAAACCATGAGTAAATTCACTACCAGCAGAAGGACCAACAATAGCACTTTCTGTTAATGTTGTATCATTAGTTCTAATCAATCCATCATTACCAACGGAAGTACCACCGCCACCGACAGATGTCCATCCAGGATTACCTGCACCATCTGCGTCAGCAACATATATTTCAGCAGAATCTAATGTAGTGTTAAAACGAAGAGTTCCAACAGAAATACCAGTAGGTTGCTGACCAGTTGTGCCAGATGGCAATCTCAAGATACTTTCACCATCTAGAAATGTAAGTCTATCGATAACTGCTTGTGTCGCGGTATTAATTTGATTACCACGAATTTTAGTGACTGCCATTCTGCTCTAACTTCCTCCGTTATATTTATATAGGTAGTTCAACAATATGTACTGTTTCGTTTGTTAAAGGTGCGTCACCAACAGTAAAGATAATATTTGTACCATTAGTATCAACAGTATAATTTACCCCTCCAACCTGTGCTACACCATTAATAAACACAAGCACAGAATTTTGTGTGTGTTGTGTTGCAGAATATGCCGTCAATGCATATGTTACTGTAGCACCGTCACCTGTATAAGTTCTTGTGACATACTTACTAGCACTAACTCCACCTCTTCCAGTAACAACTAAGTCACCATCAATTCTAGTAGAACCATCGATATTAACTCTAAAGGAACTATTAGGGGCAGTTCCAATACCAATACGTGTAGTACCACTGTCGTTAACAATATTAATATCGCCAATATCAGTAAGACCAAATTCAAACCAGTTTGCACCATAATAAATCCAACCTAAAGATTTACCAGGTGACCAGTTGATATTATAAACAAGATCACCATCAGCAGGTGTATCATATCCTGCAACATTACTAAAGTCTGGTAAACCATTAGCATCTTCAGGTGCAAGTAAAGTTTGCTTGATTACAGTACCATCTTGATTGTAATAAGAAATCTTTTTCGCTTGAATATTATTTGTGAATGTAGTCAGTCCTTGGAATGTAACAGGACCAGCAAAGATTGATTCCAACTGGTTAGATGCACCACCAATAACTGTGAGTTTATCAGTAAGAACCAACTCAGAGAATGTTTCAATCGTTGTATTCTCTTCACCAACAACATTTAGTTGTGCAATATCTTCGTTCGTGATCTGACCAGTAACAGGGTTAATGATCTGGTTACCAATGAATAGGTCTCCATTAGAGTTAAGACCAGAGTAGAATGCAACTCCACCTTCTTCTTTAATAGACTGAGAGAACTTAATCTGATCTTGTGACAGAGTTTCTACTTGAGTCTGAGGGAATGCAGTTGAATAGTTACCAGGACCGAAACCAAGATACTCAAAAGTATGATTACCAGATCTCATAATTGAATGGCGTCTAAACTCAACAGCAATAGGTGCTACAGATCCATCATTATTTTCACGAATATTAATCTTTCTAGTTTCTTCATCACCAGCACGAGCAGTTAATTCAACGTCAGATAACTCTTTATTGACACTATCATAGTTAGGTGTCGTTCCTGGTTGTGTCCAACCTGTATCAGTCAATAAAAATTCAATTGATTCCTTAGTGATAGATCTCTTAGGATCTTTATTGGGTGTAGGTGATGCACCATCGGTAGAATATACTAAACCGATAGTTTCATTGTCAGCGACGGATATTGAAGCAGTAGGGTCAGCAATAGGGTTGTCT